CTTGTGATGTCGGGGACCTCGACCTCGACCAATGTCTTGCATGATTTCACGATTGAATGTGATGGATGCCTTCGGAGTGATGGGTCTGGTGTCTCGGTTGCGATAGTCTGGTGAGTGCAACACTGTGCAACGTTCAGTCATCTGCGGTCCTCCACACCATATGCGACTCACAGGCATCTCACCCACTCGATACATGCCAGTCAACTGTTGAGGTGTGATGTTGCTCACAGGCTGATTGAGAATGAATCCCATGGTGCCTGACTCCACTTCAAAGGGCAGGATCACAGCACATCGCCACAGGTCGTGCTGTGTGAGATTGGTGCGGTTGGTGGCCACCATCAGTTCGTCTGTGTGCATTTGCACATATTTAAATATAAATACTCGACAACGGAGCAAAATGACAACCTATCGATTCACCATATCCAAACGACACATTGTGGAGAACACAGATTCCACTGCCTATCAAGGCGCTCGAGAAGTGCATCAAGATTCTTCCACAGAACTGTTGGCTCAACAGGATCTTTCTGTGAGCATCCAATTGGATGGAGAGACCAAACACACCATCACACTCACAGACACACCCGCCCATCTTGAATTCACTGCAGATCTCACAGTGGGCACGCACACCATTGCAGTGGTGCCACAGAAGTCGCCCATTGCACAGACAGATGTGTGTGTGGATCAAATGTTTGTGGACGGACACTTGGTGTGTGCCACTCAGTATGATTTTGACCAACAGGTGCTACAGACTGATTCACCACTGCGTCAGATGTTGGCTCCGCACAATCATCAACCACACGACTATGTGTGGTGGGGAGACATGTACACCAATGACTCATCCTATGACCTCCATGACATATTCTACAGACCCAACATTGTGAGTGACCACCAAGGCGAATGGCGCATGACCTTCACCAAAACCACAGATGGAGACCTTTGGTTTGAACAACCGGGTGATGTAGAAGACATCCTGTGGGACAGCACAGCACAACACACCTATCGATTGGTGAGAGCACCCAATCGCACACAGGTGGATCAAGACTATGCCACCTATCAGGATCAGACAGTGACCATCAGAGATTGGGAAGCCGAACCAGGTGCGGATTCATCCACCACTGCTCCCATCAACATCAAACAGGGCGTGATGGAAGAAGAAGCATGGCAAGGGCCTGGCACCTATGTGATAGACTCCAGCATGTTGGTATGGTCATCAGATGTGATTGACATCTCCACAGAAGACGCCTCCAAGGTGGTGGTGTTTTCCCTCAATGAATTCCTTACTTTGATCAAAGGTCGTTGGTATCACGAAAACCACACAGTGACCTCAGTCACTGCTTCCTAGATCACACACCTCCATAATTATGTGTATGAGCGAGTGCAGTTCAGAAGTGGTCACAGTGTCATATGATCCTCATGATCCTCAAGACTATGCCATACCATCAGGTGCATCATACACCTTCACACTAGACACAGACGAGACGTTTTCACTGTGGCAATGGCAACCCAAGACTCAGTTGGATCTGTTTGATCGTTTGATCGAATCATCATCAGTGGCTGCCAGCAGTTTGTTTCAGTATGACGGTGAAGACGGTGTGGTGTCAGCAGCTGAACAATACATTCAATCACGAGAATATCTCAACGACTGTGATCAATCAGGTTGGCTTCGAGTGACCTGGGATGAAGAATCACAACATCATCAGTTTTGGTTTGTGGGATCAGATGTGGATTACACTTGGTGGAAGATGAGATGGTCAGAATATTTTGATCAATCTTTCCGAGTGGGCATCCAAATCTAGATAAATATTCGCACTGTTTGAGGCAACCTCAGGCTCACTAAGGCAACAAAGGCAAAGACAATGGAAGATGTAAAGGCGATAGAACTCATAGGCAAACTCACTGAACGTTTCACACGCACTTGTCCCCCAACACCAGAATACCAATCCAGACTCGCAGAGGAGTTTGAGATCATTCTTGATCTCCGGTTTGTGGATTACTTTCTTCAAATCCGTGATATTCTTGATCTTACTCAAGACATTCCTCACATGACTCGAGGCTCGGCTGGTTCCAGTCTGGTGTGTTACCTTATGGGCATCACTGATGTTGACCCCATACAGTGGGACATTCCTGTGGCTCGATTCCTCAATCCCAAGCGAGATGATCTACCTGATGTGGACATTGACTATCCACACTATCGTCAGGAAGAAGTGATGAATCGCATATTCAAACGATGGCCTGGCAAGTCTGCTAGAATATCCAACTATGTGTTGTATCAAGACAAGTCGGCCAGACGCGAGGCAGCTAAGAGATTAGGGTACCGGGGACGCTTGCCCAGGAAGTTCACCTACGAATCGTTGGGCATTGACCCTGTTGAAGCCAAACGAATAGAATCAAAATTGAAAGGCAAAAAGAAATGTATATCGAAACACTGTGGAGGCATCTTAATGTTTACAAGGCAATTACCAAAATCTTTAATATCACAAACCAATCAGATACTGTTGGACAAAAACGAAGTGGAGGATCTAGAACATCTCAAAGTGGATGTGTTGGCCAATCGAGGCTTGAGCCAACTGTTGGAGATCGATCCTCAAACAAAGTTATACGACTATCCAGAGATCGACGAGGCTACTTCGTCTTTGTTGAGTCGGGGAGACGTGTTGGGAGTTACCCAGGGAGAGTCACCCGCAATGAGAAGACTGTTCCGAGCCATACGCCCACAGTCAATGCTTGATTGTGTGTTTGCCACAGCACTGATACGTCCAGTGGCCATGGAGGGCAGACGCAAGGCAGCCTTCTTCAATGACTGGACTTCGGACAGAATATCAGATGTGGTGGTGTGTGAAGATGATGCCATCATGCAGATATCCAAACTGATCGGATGCAATCACTATGATGCTGACATGTATCGCAGAGCATTTGCCAAAAAGAATGAAGAACGTGTGATGGAGTTCATGACCAGACTGGGCGATCATCCACGCAAGGATGAAATATTTCGCACACTGCAATCACTGAGTGGCTTTGGTCTGTGCAGAGCTCATGCTGTGAACTTGGGCAGATTGATATGGGCACTAGCATACCAAAAGGCACACAATGTGCAAGGATTCTGGAGAGGCGCACTCAAGCACTGCAAAGGATCATACAAGCGATGGGTGTACAAGACAGAAGCCAAACGAGCAGGACTGGAACCCACAACCATTTCCAAAACTGATCGTTGGGACGATCCTGTGTATCAATACAAGAAGTATGGTTGGTGGTCAAACAAATCTTTCTTGCCAGGCTTTTATACCAAACATCTATATCTTGACCGTGTGGAATTTTGCGGTTTAATTGCAAATGGAAGGGTCTACAAAGCCGGAAACAAGAAGTATGTAACATTTGTCACACTAGGAATAGACAACGGCTACTATGTAGATATCACTGTAAATCGACCCTTTTCATATTCTGACAACGATGTGGTGCGTGGTATTGGTAGAATCAAACATCTCAACAATTCAGATTACATTGAAGTGATTGAATGTGAATCAGTGTCTATTGATAAATTTTACGATTAACTTTTGCCAAGATTCTTGATCAAGTCTTTGATCTTGGATGATTCCACATTGGCTCTCACTTTGCCAATGTCATCCTTGGGCGGTTCATCTGACTGATGTTCTGCTTTGGCTTCAGCAGTCACAGTGGATGTTCTTTTTAGATTGTTGTAGATGCTTGGTGCTTGTTTTTTGAATGATTGATATTCTTCATCTTCTGCCAAGTCAAGTATTCTCAGTGTGTCCACATTGAACTCTAAGTCAACCTTGTGTCCAACACCTGATGATGAACGAGTCTTCATAAACTGTATCTGATACTTGCCACGTTCTCTCATTGCACGTGATGTAAAGATACCAATCACATTGTCTGCTGTTTGTATCTTTGACAAACCACCACTGATGTGCGAATGATCAAACTCAATCTCTTCCACACTGGCTCTGTTCAACTGCGATGCTGTGATCAACAAGCAGTTCATGTCCACTGCCACATTTCTCAACTCTTCAGACACATACTTGTCTTTGACAAACAGATCTGATGGCGACACTCGCTTGTTCATTGGCATCAACAGATCCAGATAGTCAATCAGTATCACATCACATTTGAGATTGTGTTGTATCTCAAACTCTTTGATGTATGCTCTCACATCCAATGCTGTGGCACCTGCTGGAATGTATTTGATTCTCAACTTGCCTGACGTCTTGGCTTTCATCTTGACCTTCAAGTCTACAGTGTCTAAGTCTTTGTATATCTCACGTGTGGGCGTCTCAGTCATCATGGCATCAATTCTCATTGCAGTCAACTTCTCACTCAACTCCAGTGTTACATACACACAGTTCAATCCTTGCTCTGCATAGTTGCAGGCCAAGTTCTGCAGAAACAAACTCTTACCAGCACCTGATCCACCTGCAAAGATGTTCAGTTCTCCTCTGTTGAAACCACCAAACAGTTTCTTGTCAAAGTTCTTCCAACCAGTGGGCACCATGCCATTGTTGTCTTTGAGTGCCTGCAGTCTTGCTTTGGGATCTTCAAAATAGTCCAGACCCATGTCTTTGGTGAGTCCAACCTGCACTGCCTTCTTGATCTTTTCTTCCACAGAACCATATTCACCTTTTTCCAACATGTCTGCTGAAGCAAGTATGGCTGATTCTAATTCTTTGTGACGAGCAAATCTTTCATACTCATCAAGGAACCAATCAAAGTGTTTGGTATCAATGTCTGCCGCTGATTGTAGTTGTGCACCTGTCTTGGCATTGACCATTTCAACATCAGGCAGTGTCTTGTATTCGTTTGCGTATTCATAGATAAATTTTGCCGCTTCACGCAAGTGTGCATCATAGTGTGAGTAACGGAAAATGTTTTGTGCTCTTACAAATGATTGTGCATCTGCAAGAAACATTTCCAAAAATAGTTTCTGTAAGTCCTTTGTATATTCCACAGTTATATTATATTGCCTTTCTTTGTTCTTGTCATCTGAGATAATTGGTTATCAATAATTCTTTCCTGTCTTTTTGATCTTGTCTGTATGTGCCCGTTGAACGCATGGTGTATTTTAAATCCCATTTTAAACAATGATAGGTTTTGTATAAATCAATCAGTTTGGGATTTGCATTGTATGTTATCATAAATCTGGTTTTGATATTGTCAACGTGGTTTTTAAATTCGTCATGATCAAAACCTTTGTGTTTGTCTCCATCCTTGCCATATAAAAATGATTTGATGTCATAGGGTGGATCCAAAAATATAAAGTCCATGTCTGTGGATCCGATCATGAAGTATGAATAATCAAGATTGGTTATGTTCCAACCTGCAATCAACATTTGGTAGTCTGGTAACTTGCGAATTGAATTGATTGTGAAGTTACCATGATATGCTTGTGGTGAAAAGGATGATGACACCAATCCAGAAAATGAACACTTGTTGGCAATGTAAAAAGCACAGGCCACAGTAAAATGATCAAGCCTGTCGTCATGCATCCATTGTTGTGCTTTGGCATATAAATCTCGTTGTGCATCTTCGTCATCTCCTGTGCTACG